CAGCGGCGATCCTACAACGAATCAACTTGGTTATTTCGTTGATAATATCATGACGCATTACGGCAATAATGTGTCATGGGATTTCGGGACAATTATTGTTTACAACGAAAGTAAAGGCGCGATCTTTCACGAACTTGAACTTGTTGCTTTGCCGGGCCGCATTGCATTAGGGGCCGATCCTGTAGTGTGGGCATCCTACTCAATTGACGGCGTAACATATTCACAAGAACGAATGAAAAAAATTGGAAAACAAGGCGAAAGAAATAAACGCATTGTTTGGCTACAAAATGGAAATATGGGTCAATGGCGCACGCAAAAGTTTAGAGGCAATTCGGATGCGTTTTTATCAATCGCCAGAATTGAAGCAACGATAGAGGCACTTTATGTCTGAAGCCACTATTATTTTAAATCGAAAGATTTTAGCAAGCTTTTTGCCAAATCACGAAGCTGTGAAAGCGTTTGAGTCTATAATTAGAGACGTAACAGAAACCGCCCCTGCAAGCATTGATGAACTTACTTTGCTGTCTTTGCAAGAAAGACGCGGACGCGAAAATGATCTTTTGGCAAGAATAGAACAACTTGAATTGTTGGTTTGTAAAAGTCAAAGCTTGAAATCAATCGAAGACAGATTAAAAAACTTAGAATTAATGATTGGAGTTTGAAATGCCACTAACTTTTAGCCAGTTTTTCGCGTCGAAGCTTGTCAATAACGCCGCCGTTGACACTCTTTTCACAGTGGATGCTGCGCCCGCGTCAAATTTGCTGCGCAACGGGCGCGTTCGCTTTGCAAATGTCACAGCAAGTCCGGTGACTGTCAAAGCTTGGGCCGTGCCTGCTGCTGGCGCTGCTGCTGACGCAAACGTCATTCTGCCAACGGTTGCAATTGCGGCGAACAGTTACATCGACCTCGACTTGCCGCTTGTCGGGCCGGGCGGTTTTGTGCAAGCCCAGGCTGGCGCGGCTTCTAGCATTGCCGCGTCAAGTATTGACGGCTTTATTCAGAGCTAGTTATGCGGCGCGTTTCTAACTTAGCAGACTTGCAGAATCAACGGCCTTCGTTTGGTCATATGTTCGCCAGCAATGTTTCAATAAACGTTGCTATTGCTGCTGCAAACACCTGGACGGCAATAGCAAGCGGATTTACAAGCGGCCTGCTTGCAGATTTTACATTTCAATCAGCAAGCGAGTTGAAATGTGGGAATGCTGGCATTTATTTAATAAATTGGTCTTTGTCTGTAAATGCTGTAGGAGCAAACGATAACATTGAGGGTGGAATCACAATAAACGGAACGATAGAACCTTCATCAATTTCACATACTCGTTTTACTGTTGTTAGTTCTAATGCTTGTCTTGGAAATTCGTTAATATTGAATTTGGCTGTTAATGATGTTTTAAAATTTTCGCTTAATAACAATTCCGATGCTGATGATATTGTTATGCAACATGCAGGACTGACCGCAATTAGATTGAGAAACTAATTAGTTTTAAGCTACAATTAACTAAAGCTGAGTTTTGACCGGCCAGCGGGTCACGAGTAAGGAAAATGGAAATTACATTTAATTACAATCGGGCCGATTCAATAAAAGCGCTTGCTGATGCTTATTCAGGGCGCTTCCAACTTTCCCCCGAAGAATACGAACAAAAGGCAAAAGACTGGTTAATTGTCGGGCTTATGCTCGACTGTGATTTAATCGGCGCAGTTTGCATAAAAGAACACGAAGGCCACATAGGAATTAAAAAAGAATTTCGCGGCAAATGGAATGCTTTAAACCAATTGAATAAGCTTTGCAAAAAATTTGAAGTTAATAGAACAGTTGTTTTGAAAGATAATAAAAAATCAATGCGATTTTTAGAGCGTTGTGGCTGGAACAAAGTCGGTGAAAATTTAAACGGAGTTGTTTATGTACTCAAATAAAACTTATGCGAATTTGTCACAATCGCGCAGAATGCGAAGCGAGTACCCTGCTGGCGATCCGTTTGGCGGGGCTGCTTTTGGTGAAAAACGTGATTGGGGCACGGCGCTAACTGTTGGCGGCGGGGTAGTGTCGGGCATTATGTCGTCAAACGCCCAAGCTGACGCAGCAAACAACGCTAGCGGTGCGCAAGTGGCAGCAAGCGAAGCGTCAATTAAAGAACAGAAGCGACAATTCGATCAACTGCAAAAGCTTCTGTCTCCGTATGTTGCCGCTGGTTCTACGTCACTCGCCGCACAAGGAAATTTAATTGGGCTTGGTGGAAACGCAGCACAACAAACAGCAATTGACAATCTTAAACAATCATCGCAATTCAATGAACTGAACAGGCAAGGGCAAGACGCAATTTTACAAAACGCCAGTGCAACAGGCGGGTTGCGCGGCGGTAATACACAAGCAGCGCTTGCCCAATTTAGCCCACAATTACTCAATCAACTAATTTCACAGCAATACACGAATTTGGGCGGCATTACGTCACTTGGGCAAAATTCGGCGGCTTTGACAGGCAATGCTGGCATGCAATCGGCCAATGCGATAAGCAACCAATACGGACAGATTGGAGCGGCGCAGGCTGGTAACTCGCTGGCACAAGGTAATGCGCAGTCTCAACTTTGGAACTCAATCGGTACAGGCTTGGGCACACTCGGATCGAGGTTTTAAAATGGACCCTATTAACTACATTCAAAACGTTAAAAACCCGTTTGAATCGGCCATTCAAGGCTATCAAGCAGGGCTTGCAATGAAGCAACAGCAAGCGGCGGCAGCGCAAGCCCAGGCGCAGCAACAGGCGCAAATGCAAATGCAAGCCGACCTTGCAGGCTTGGCAATGAACAAGAATGCGACGCCGGGCGATTACGTTTCAATTATGACGAAATACCCTGATCTTGCCGAAAAGCTTAAAACGCCGTTAGCATCGCTGACCGAAGAACAGAAGCAAGGCAAACTCAACGACGCCAGCAAGATTTATTCAGCATTGCAATCTGGAAACGCTGACATTGCAAAAACATTGCTGACTGAGCAAGCGACAGCCTTGCGCAACAGCGGCAAAGAAAGCGAAGCAAAGAACGCCGAAGCGATGGCACAACTTGTCGAATTGCACCCTGACGTTGCGCGAACTACGGCAGGGCTTGGGCTTTCGGCAATCATGGGGCCGGAGAAATTTGCATCGACTTTTGAAGTGTTGAGCAAGAACCAGCGCGAAGAAGCGAAAGCCCCGCTTGAACTTGACAAAATGAAATCTGACGCAGAATTGGCACGCATTAAAGCAAAGTACGCAGAGCCGGACGCTGTTATTGAATTGCAGACAAAAGGCTGGAATATTAAGAAACTCGAGTCTGACATTATGACAGCAAAAGAAGCTAACCGAATTGCAGCCATGAATGCCGCAACAAACCGCGAAGGCAATGCGCTAAAACGGCAAGAAATGCAATTGAAATTACAGGAAGAAAAGGGAAAGATTCAGGAAAAATTAAACACGAAAGTTGCAGAAGTTGAATCGGCGCGCAGTAATATTGACAACTTGTTGAATACAGCAGACAAGATTCTGAACGCGCCTGATAGCGTTAAGAAAGCAGCACTTGGGCCGATTGATTCAAGATTGCCGACGATGCAAAGTGACGTAGCAGATTTTGAATCACTAATTGAAAATTTGGACGCACAAGCATTTCTTGCACAAGTCCCGCAAATGAAAGGACTTGGTGCTTTGTCCGAAAACGAAGGCAAAAAGCTGGCCGCTGCTTTGCAAAGTTTTAACATGAAACAAAGCCCGGAGCAGTTTTCAAGCAACGTGAAAGAAGCACAGCGCATTATGATGAAAGCAAGAAAGTCACTTGCTAATAAATACGGCGTTCCTGATACTGTGCCTGACACGCCAGCGGCCAAACCTTCCGGCGCAGACATTGACGCACTTTTGAAGAAATACGGCGGTTAAAATGGCAACGTTAGAACAACTTGAAACAGCGCTGGTTAATGCCGACAAAGCCGGGGATATGGACGCGGCGCGAAAGCTTGCGGCTGCTGTCTCTGAAGCGCGCAAAGACCCGGTGAATAAAATCCCCGGCTTGTCTGTTCCTGGCACAACGAAACAAGCGCCAGAGCAGACCCTAGCCGACAAAGCTATCGGCACAGGCGAGGCGGCGCTATCTGCCGTTACAGGGCTAACGGGCGGGGCTGTCGGCGGTATTGTGGGCACGGGTGCAGGAATCGCCAAGACAATTGCAGACGGCACCTTTGGCACGCCAGAAGGCGCACGCAGTGCAGAAGAAGCCGCAATGAACGCGGCACGCGCTGCGACATATCAGCCACGCACAGAAAGCGGGCAGGAACAGGGCGCGGCGCTCGGTGGCGCGATGCAAAACCTAATCCCCTTGTCAGGCATTGGCGCAGAGCTTGCGGGGCTACAAGGCGCGTTAAAACCAGCCGCCGTGCAAGCCGTTCAAGCGGTGAAAAGCGGTAGCGAAAAAGTCGGTGCCTTAGCGAAGCAAGCCGGGGCGAGTGTTGCCGAACGCATTCCAACGCGCAATGTGCCCACAATTAACGAGCCGTTGCCCGGTAGCATGGGCGCGGCGGCTGTAAATCCGATTGAGCAGGCGCGTGCCTTGGTGTCGAAAGCTTCGCCGGAATTGCAGGCGGCTGTAGAAGAAACGATAAAGCGCAGAGAGCCGTTAAATCTTCCCGCTGTTGAAAACTACGTCGAAGCCGAAACGCTTCCTGTTCCCGTTCGCATGACCAAAGGGCAGGCGACAGGAGACGCCGTTTTGATTTCTGAAGAAATGAATTCACGCGGCAAGTTTCCCGAAGTCGTTGCAGCGCTTGACGATCAAAACAAAGCATTGATTGAAAATGTCAATGCGATAAAAGAAAAAGTCGCGCCTGATGTTTATTTGCAAAATCCGACAGAACATGGTGATGTTTTAATCAGCGCTTACGAAAAGCTTGATAATGATTTGCAAACGCAAGTTAGAGCAAACTACAAAGCGCTTGAAGATGCAAACGGCGGTAAGTTTCCAATGAACACACAAGCGTTTGTTCGAGCCGCTGAAGAAAATTTAACAAAGAAGAATCGCAACCATTTTTTACCGGCTGAAGTTCGCAGCATCATCAACCAGTACAAAGATGGTCTTGAAATGGATTTCAACGGCTTTGAAGAACTGCGCACCATCCTGGCAGGCGAAGCGCGCAAAGCTGATCGAGCAGGCGACGGCAACCGGGCAACAGCAGTCGGCGCGGTACGCAAGGCGCTTGAAGATTTGCCAATGGAGCAAGGAAGCGAAGAATTGAAAGCGCTTGCCGATATTGCGCGATCTTCAGCTAAACAACGCTTCGATTTGATCAAATCCGATCAGGCTTTTAAATCCGTTGTTGACGGCAAAGCATTGCCTGACGGCTTTGTCAACAAATACGTCATAAATGCAGATTCTAGCCGACTTGAAACGATGTTGAAAAATTTGAGTTTGGTTGATCCAAAGCTAAAGCAAGTAGCCGCATCGGCAACAATGAACCATTTGAAACGCGCTGCAAAAGTCGATAATGATGTGGGCACGTTTGCACAAAATTCGTTCAATGGCGCATTGGGCAAGCTTGGCACAAAAGCGCAATTGTTGTTCGATCAAGATGCGGCGACTTTGCAGCAGTTGGGGCGAGTTGCGCAGAAGTTGAAACATCAACCGGCTGGTTCGTTTGTCAATAATTCCAATACAGCAACAGCATTGATTGCAGAAGGTGCTAAATCTGGAATCGAAGGATTGGGCAACGCCATAACAGGCGCGGTATCATTTGGAAATGTAAAAGGCGGTACAGGTGTTAGAAAGCTAATTGAAGCAAGAAACGCTAGAAAAGAGTTTTCAAAAAGTTTTAAACATGGCGCAGGAGTATCAGCCAAAGAATCTAAACTTCTTGAAGTTAAAAGAAAAGTTCTAGAAGCAAAAGCGAAGAAACAAAAACCGTAATTTAATCAAAGGAGTTTAAAATGCAAGTTCAACAGATTTTTCCTTACTTCGCTGACATAGACGGCGAGCCTTTAAACTCCGGTTATATTTATATCGGAACTGCCAACGCAAATCCTGAAACGTCGCCAATTTCTGTTTATTGGGACGAAGCTTTTACACAACCAGCCGCACAACCGTTGCGCACCATAAACGGCTTTATTGTACGCAATGGAACATTAGCAAAAGTTTATACAAACTCTGATTTTTCAATAACAGTACGAAATAAAAATTCTGTTTTGGTTTCGTACTTTCCGAATCAGACTTCGTTTGAAGTAAATTTAGCATCGTCTGACGGAGCGTCTTTGGTTGGATATGACGATACAACAGTCGCGGGAATGTTTCTGTCTAGAATTGGCCGTGTTGTTCAGTCTATTGCTGCTTTGAAAACACTGGACAAAACGAAATACACACAAGCCTTCGTTACAGGTTACTACACGCCAAGTGACGGTGGCGGTGGTGCATACTGGTACGACTCAACAGACGCAGTTAGCCTAGACAACGGTGGAACGATTATTGTTGCCGCTGATGGTGGGCGCTGGAAGCTTGTTGTTACCGGGTTAATCAGCATCAAACAATTCGGTGCAAAGGGCGACTTGAGCCAGAATGATCAACCGTTTATTCAAGCGTGCGTAACGTGGGCAGCCGGTAAAAACATCTTCGCGCCTGTCGGTCAATATCGGATGAATACCGGCGTGTCTTCGACTGGCCCTATAAACCTATTCGGAGAAGGCAACGGATGCGGCCCCGGCCCTGCTGCTATTTCAAACTCAGGTTGCACGCAGTTCCTGCTTTATTCTTCGTCTGCCAGTCACTTCAGTTCAACGAGCAACTATCCAAGCTCTTTTAAAGATTTTCAACTAAACGTGGCGGTTGCAAATCGTCCTATGACTTCGGGCATAGGCATTGCAATTTCCGGCCCTGTCGGATCGACCAATGCAAACAGCAAGATTGAAAACGTCGGATTCACGAACTGCTACACCTGCATTTCGTTGAATAGAACGCTAACGCCTACGGTAAAAGGTTGCTACTTCGACAGTTGGGTATTTACCGCATTGTCTGCGACAACGACAGCAGGAATCGAAAGCGGTTTAGGAAACATCGAGGGTAACAACTTCTACGGCACAAGCGGATCGACTACGCAAAATTCGTGCATCCTCACAGAAGTTGGTTACGGATTCATCCACGCTAATTTGTTCCTTGGATCGTCCATTGGGATAAGTATCGGCGTGAAGAATCACGACGCCGGGGCTATTCGCATTTGGGGGAATTCGATCGAGAACCAAGGGACTTACGGAATCCGCGCACAATCGACAGACGGCTCCAAGGCGTCAATGATTCTCATATCGCATAACGAGTTCTCAAATGTCGCTTATGTGACGAATTGGGCCGCATCCATCGCAACAGCAGATTATTCAGCCGGTACCCCGTGGCTTGATGATTTGCAGATACATGACAACGTGCATAGGCACACGCTCAGCGTCAATCATCGTTATATCTGGATTCAGTCTGGGCGTCAGGTTTCAATTCACGATGAACAGATTGAAAACTTAGGTGCTGGTGCTTCGACTACAGGCATTGATATTTTCACCTTTGCTTCGACCGGTTTGCTCGGTCCTGTGTCGGTCAAAGATATTCAATTCTTAGGTACGTTTGCGTTGAAGTATCTGATTACAGCAACAACCCAAATTCATGATAAACAAGGTTTGACATTCGCTGAACTTCCAGCAGCAGCGGCTAACGGATCGACCATTTATTGTTCAAACGGAACCTTCGCAAATCCAGTTGCCGGGGCCGGAACGGGTTGCATAGCGAAGCGGCTTAATGGCGTATGGCGCGGTGATTGAAACATCAAAACATTCAAACAAGGCCGGGTAATTCCGGCCTTTTCTTTTAGAAGAAGCTAAGTTGTTCCGTTGTCGGTTTTTTGTAAAATCCGCAATCGTAAAGCATTTCAACAGCTTCGTTTATATACCAGTCGTAATTTATATCAGTTGGAAATTCTTCGGGTAAATCCATTAACGGCCTTGCACCGTCTGTCTTGCCGACCTTGTTGCCGCTGCCCACATAAGCAATGCATCCTGTTTCGCCTTTTGGGTAATACCAGCGAACAACTTTGCCAAGATAGACGCCGTTCTTTTCGCCGCCGCCTTTCACGTTCTTGACTGACACAAAACGGCGAATGTCTTTACATTCTTTAATAGTCTTTTCAATTGGCGTTTTGTTCTTCAAGAAGCTAATAAGCGCATCCGAACAAATTAGCGTTTCTGGATTCTTTGACAACACGCTATTCAATGCAGAGCCGCGTTCGCAGAATGCGCCTTTTGTTTTAATGCCAAGTCGTTCGTCTAAGAATCGCGCCTCTTCGTCGCCTTCTTCTTTAATTGCAGCATACGTATTAACGTCTCGGCAATTTACAGATAAATAACGCGTTTCTTCAGTTTTGAAGTTCGTTTGCTTTTCCCATTCGGCAATAATTGCGCGCACTTCGGCATGTCGCGATTTATGATACTTGGAAACAATGCCGTCAGTATTTCCGCTAATTACGTTTATGCCTGCGTCGGTTAGCATTTCGATAAGCATTAACAAAACGAGTTGTCCGGTTAGCGTGACTTGGAGCATAAGTTGCGGGGCATAAAGCGTTGAATACTTGTTGCCAAGTTTGCCAAAACTTCCATTGATTGTAATCTTCAAGCTATCTGCAATTGTTTTCCAACGCTTTGCCGCTATTCTGTCGCCTGCTTTCTTTGCTTTTGCTGCTTCGCCTTTGGCGTGAATTCGAGTATTTACGATTGTTTCATAAACTTTTAAGAACGCTTCGCCAAGATGCGAAGGGAATAAGCGCTGATTCAGAATAATGCGCGGATAAAACGATTCGACGTCATTATCAGCAATGATTATTTCATCGGTTGCAAAGTGCGAAATCTTCTTTTCGTTTGAATGCAACCCGCCCATGCCAAGCGTGTAAAGGCTGTCTCCAAGCTTAACTTGAAGCTTTTCAAGCGACGACGGCATTATTGGCGAACCAAGGGCGTCAAGTTCAAACCGCGTGTTGCGAATGACTTCTAAAACGTCATTAAGCTGTTTCGAGCGGTATTTGATAAAGCCCGGTACGTTGTATTGCAAAACGGTATCAGCGGCTAGTGTGGGCTTCTTTGGATAAAAACCAAGCGCCTTTTCAAGTTCGCTATTAATCACAGCTTCAGCTACTTGGGCGTCTGACTTAGATCGTAAGTCAATGCCATATTCCGCTGACATTTCTATACGCAGCGTAATTTCTGGGAAAAGTTCTTTGAATAACAATTCGGTATTTGCAAGATCGTTGCAGCAATAAGGCCGAACTACTTCGGCATCTTCAGCCATTAGAACGTGCGTTTCTGGATATGGCAAATCCTGCATTCGTTCGCAATGCAGACGGCCAGCGTAGAGCTTGAGCGAAGCCGGATTTGCGCCAAGCCCTCCATTAACCGGGCAAACGTTGAATAGGTCAATGTGATTATATTTTTCAATCTTCAACTTGTATTTACGTTCAAAGTCGAATTGTGTTACTTTTTTTGTACCGTAGTTTATGCCGCTTTTAATAATGAAGTCGGATGCGTCTTTAAGTTCGCTACACGTTGCGCCTTTTAATGCAAGCGAAAGCATTGGAATGTCATAATTGTTAGAGTTGAAACCAACGAGACAAAAGCGCCAAAGCATCCAGTTTAATTTCATTTGGTTAAGCTGGAAATCGGCGGATTGTTCAAACGCAACGAACTTGCTATTCAATAAGCATTTAAACGCAACGTAGAAAAAGTTACGATAACACTCTACGTCAAAAACAAACATTGTTCCGGCTGGAATTGTTAGCAGTTCGTCGTCTGTCATAAAATCAACAGGACGCAATGCAAGACGAACGGCGGCAGTTATTAGATTAGTTTTGCGTTCGTTCTTTGCTACAATAAAGCCGCGTTCGTCAAGCATTTGGCAAACTCCGATTAAAATGGAATATCGTCTTTTTCAAATTCGTGCGCTTGTGCTACTTTCAAAGTAACCCCCATTAACACGCCTCGTACTGATTCACCAAAGAAATAAACTTTGTTGCTTTCTTTGTCAAAATGCGCTGTTTGCATTGCATGCTTAACATTAAGCAAAAACTTTGCATTGAATCCCATGCCGTTCGGCAAACCTTCGACTTTGTACGTTGTTGCTTCTGGCACTTCTTCGCGTGATGAAATAACACAATCATCAAAATAGACAATTCCGTTTTTGCTGAATGATTCGACAGCTTGAACTGCTTTGAAAAAATCGTCAGGCAATGGCCACGGATTTGAAGCAACATTTAACAACGCTTGATAGTTCGGATAACGTTCATTATAAAGTTGCGTTTTAATGAACGAATCGTCTTCAAAATAGAACGTAGCAGAAGGGCCGGAAAAGCCCAAGCCGCGAAGCTTTTTTTCTGCTTTGCAGATAGCGACCGCTGAAGCCTTGGGAACGAGCATAGCTGGCAAATCGACTCCGTGCCAGTACTCCATAAGGCTAGGGCCGTTTGTCGCAACAGCGGTGCAGGATCGCAGCAGGACAGCCGCTTTTATGGCGTCCGGTGATCCGTCAGTCGCCAAGCCGCCAATGCAGGCAAACGCGGCCTTTATTCTGTCATCAATTACCGCAATTTCAGGATCGGGCGCGGATAGTTCAAGTTGTCCAGGCAAAGCGCACGGAACAACAGCACGAAACTTATCGGACATAATCGAAAGCGCTGTTTCGGACAATTGCGTGATGCTGAGTTCTTGCCCACACTTAGCCAGTGCGTCGATGAATTGAAAGGTATGCGGGCATGCGATGAGATCGTCTTCAATCTTTGCCGCTACCATCAAAACGCCGTTTGACGCGGCAACCCAATTAGCGGAAATAGCGCAATGTTGCTGCGTCGGCGTTCCGGCTTTCTTTTGTGCAATGCTGACGAACTTTAATGCAGCCAGCAGCGAAGCCGCCGCGCTCGATTGTTCAACTTTTTTTGCGCGTCGGGCACGCGGCTTTTTCTTCGTTTCTTCTGGAATTGGAACGCTATCGACAATTTCTCCGGTTTCAGTGTTGACTATCATTTTAAAGTCACTCCAATATGCGCAGCGGAAACTACAATAGCCCTACGAATTGCTTCGCAAACTTTGTTATTCTTTTGATATGCGTCTATTGCAAATATGTCAAGACTTCTGAACGTCCAGCCGTATGCAATAAGACAACAAGCAAGTTGCAATGCGTCTTTGTCATATCGTAAAGGGTTCCAAACCGAATCGCCGCCTTGTTTATTTCGAATCAGAAGATCGTCATCAAATACATCCTGCGCAATGTATTCGCTAGCCATTGCGACAATTTTATAGCCAGCTGGTTTTGCTGCAAGTTCAAGTAATTCTCTTTGTTTCAAAACTGAAAGCCGCACCACAACCGCCGTTTTGCTGGCCTTCTGT